TGTATTCTTGGATTCAATGCACAGAAAAGACATGAACTTCCAATTACAAAAAACAATTGGAAATATTTACTTTGGAGAGATAGGAAAAACGTAAGATGACGAAACTTGTTATTTTTGATTTAGATGGTGTACTAATTGATAGTAAAGATTATCATTACGATGCACTAAACCAGGCACTTGGTCCAGAATACGCAATTAGTAGAGAAGAGCATGTCAGCATCTATGATGGTCTTCCTACAAAAGCAAAACTAGAACTACTAACAAAAAATAAAGGTCTCCCAGTAGATCAATATGATAAAATCTGGAGAGACAAGCAAGAAGCAACCCTCAAAATTTTTAACGATTGTGTCGCTAAAGATTATCAACTTATGGGTTATTTCCAGCAACTTGTAGATGCTGGTTATAAAATTGCTGTTGCTTCTAACAGTATTCGTAATACTGTCAAGATTATTCTTCTGCGTTTGGGACTTCTTGAATTTGTTGATATGTACGTCTCTAATGAAGACGTTGTTCGTAACAAACCATTTCCAGCAATGTATTGGAAGTGCATGACTGCACTTGGTGCTCTTCCAAATGATACTGTCATTATTGAAGATAGTCATATTGGTCGCCAGGGTGCTTTAGATAGTAAGTGTCATCTTGTTCCTGTAGAAGATCGTAAAGATCTTAATCAGAGTAAGATCGATCGCATTAAAAAAATTCTTAATGGAACAAAGAAAAAAGTTGCATGGGAGAGCAAGACTATGAATGTTCTGATTCCTATGGCAGGTGCTGGCAGCAGGTTTGCTAGTCAGGGATACACCTTCCCCAAACCCTTGATTGAAGTTAAAGGTAAACCAATGATTCAGGTTGTTGTGGAGAACCTGAACATCAAAGCAAACTATACATTTATTGTACAAAAAGAACATTATGACAAGTATAACCTTAATTACCTGTTACCTCTCATTGCTCCTGGTTGTAACATTGTACAAGTCGATGGTATCACCGAAGGCGCAGCTTGTACCACTCTACTTGCGAAAGAATTCATCAACAAAGATGAACCGCTAGTAATGGCAAACTCTGACCAGTTTGTTGAATGGGACTCTAACGAGACTCTATATGCATTCCAAAATGGTGAGGTTGATGGTGGAATTGTTACTTTCCCCGCAACCCATCCTAAGTGGTCTTATGCTAAACTGGGAGAGGATGGATACGTTGCAGAGGTTGCTGAGAAGAAACCTATTTCTGAGCACGCTACAGTTGGTATCTATTATTGGAAGAAGGGTTCTGATTATGTTAAGTATGCTGAGCAGATGATTGAAAAGGATATTCGTGTTAATAATGAATATTACGTTTGCCCAGTATTTAATGAAGCGATTGATGATGGCAAGAAGATTCGAATCAAAGAAATCGATAAGTCTGGTATGTGGGGTATTGGTACTCCAGAAGATTTGAATTACTTCCTTGAACATTATGATGGGGATATTTGAATGATTAATAGACAACAAAAAATAATTTTTATTGGAAATCCTAGAGCATGTACTACAACATTAAATGTTTTGTTGTCTCCTAAGGGATTTGATTTTAGTTATTGGCACGATACCGTTGAATATTATGTAAAATCTATCCCAGATTATAAGGATTATCAATATTTTATGATAGTTAGAAATCCTTATGATAGGTTTGTTTCATGGTGGTCTCAGCATAGGAGACATAATCATAAGTTTATTATGAAGTATAATAATTTTGAAGAGTGGGTAAAAAGTGGAGAGTTCCACGATTGGCCCACTCATACTGATGGAGACCCTAGACCACCCAGAAATTATTGGACAGAACAATCTCCTTTAAGGCAAATTGATTTTATTAAAAATAGAGGTGATGTTGAGGTTAATATATTAAAGTTTGAAAATATACAAGAAGAATGGGAAGATCTGTTTGTTAAAAAAACAAATCTTTCTTTTGATTCAGTATCGTTCCCAAAAACGAATGATACTAAACATGATTCTTTTGAAACATATTACACTGACGAATTAAAAGAAATAGTGTATAATCACACTAAAGAAGACTTTATGGCATTTGGGTACAGTAAATGAAAGTAGCATTAGCGTTTTTTGGACAACCTAGATTTGTTGATACTCCTAAAGTGATCAACACATATAAACAGACAATTTTAAACAGATACGATACTGATGTTTTTTGTCACACTTGGTGGACAGAAGACGGAGGAGAATATGATTATTCTAGTTGGTCAAAGATTAGTAGATGCCCAATTCCAAAAGATGCTTTGGATGTAATTGATAGAAATTATAAACCAGTTGTTCTTGAGTATGATGCTCCAGAAACTTTTGTTCTTCCCCCCAAAGCAAAATCTTTTATAGATGCTAAATTCACAGGGAAGCATCCACAAGGAAATCATTGGAATGAAAAAAATTACAGTAATGTAATGTCACAGTTACGTTCTATTCAAAAGGTATCTAATTTGGTTGAAGAACATACCAAACAGACTGGAACCGAATATGATTTTATTGTGTTGGCTAGATATGATACTTCTCTAATTAGATTTCCTGATTTAAATCAATGCGATTCTAGTAAGTTTTATTTGCCTGGACATCATCCCAGATTTCCAGACACAATCCAATTTTTTGGATCTAGGTATCTTGAGTGGTCAAAAAATGCATTTGATGACATTGAACATGTTTATCAAGGTATTTGGGAACCATCTCCAGAAGCATTTAAGATGGGGTCATTCTTGAGAAGGTTTAATCTTTCTGATCTTGCCCCATGCACGATGGACGCCGCATGTGTTAGACAAAAACTATGAAACAGAAAAGAATTATTGCTCATCGAGCGAACACAAATGGTCCTGACCCCAGGTTAGAAAATCTTCCCTCTCAAGTTGATGAGTGTATTAGTAAAGGATATGATGTTGAAATTGATCTTAGATATCATAGACAAACGGACACTTATTGGTTGGGACATGATGAACCAGATCATTTAGTTACTTTGTTTTGGTTGGCAGCAAGGCAAGATAATTTATGGATACATTGCAAAGACCTAGATACTTTGCACCATATGAGTTCTCTCACTTCTGGATATAATTATTTTTGGCATCAAGAAGATGATTATACACTAACAAGCAAACATCAAATATGGGCTTATCCAGGAAAGAGATATACTAACAATACTGTTATTGTGATGCCAGAATGGAATAACATGAGTTGGGATAACCTTCGTGTTACTAGTTGTTATGGAATTTGTACAGATTACCCCGATAAATTAAAATGAAAATTACATTAGTAGGTCCTGGAATTATGCCTATTCCCCCAACAGGTTGGGGAGCAGTTGAAATTCTAGTATGGGACACAAAAAATGCTCTAGAAGAACTAGGACATGAAGTTCAAATTATCAATACAAAAGACTTTAGACAAATTATTAATGGAATAAATGCTTTTGTTCCAGATTTTGTTCATGTCCATTATGATGAATTCATTCCTATTGTTCCATATATTCAATATCCAAATGCAATCACTAGTCATTTTGGATATTTGGAACGCAAAGAAATGTTTGGTGGATACGTAAATGTTGCGAATGAATTCCAAAGAATTAAACCAAATGTTTTTTGCCTATCTCCTGGAATTCAAAGTGTTTATAATGTGATGTTTAATATTCCTAAGGAAAATACTTATGTAACTCCTAATGGCGTTAATAGGGAAAGATTCCGTGTAACAGATACTCCAGAATATGCAGACAGAAGTATCTATCTTGCTAAAATTGATTATCGTAAGCGTCAGCATATGTTCCAAAGTATTGATAGTCTTTGGTTTGCTGGAAATTTAGCAGACCAAAGATTTAATACTTCTAAAAACTATCTTGGTGAATGGTCAAAAGAAACTCTTTATAATGATCTGACTGACTATGGTAATTTAGTACTTCTTTCGGATGGGGAAGCACATCCACTTGTTTGTATGGAAGCTCTTGCTGCTGGATTAGGAGTAGTTGTTTGTGAATGGGGCAAAGCAAATCTTGATTTAGATAAAGAATTTATTACAGTAATTCCAGAAAGTAAAATAGAAGATCTTGAATATGTTGAAGATGCTATTATAAAAAATAGAGAATATTCAGTAAATCATAGAGAAGAAATTATTGAATATTCAAAGAACTTTGAATGGAAAGAAGTTCTTCGCAACCATTATATTCCAAGTATTGAAAAAGTAATTGAACGCCATGCTTAATTTTCCAGAAGATAAAAACAAAGCACAATATAAGCTTAGTGGATTTGGTCCTGTCTATTATATAAACATGGATAGTGATACTGAAAGACGACAGTACATGGAGGACCAATTTAAATATTGGGGTATACAAAACTATAATCGTATATCTGCTTATGATGGTAGGAATGACGATCTTAGTGATATTATCAAAGGAAAATATCCAGATATGATGTCTTCTGGAGAGATTGGATGTGTGACATCACATATTAAGGCGATCAAGCATTGGTATGAAACTTCTGATTCTCCATATGCTGTTATCATGGAAGATGATTGTAGTCTAGAAACTGTATCTTACTGGAATTTTACCTGGCAAGATTTTGTAGCTAGGGCTCCTTATGCTTGGGATGTTTTGCAACTTGCTATTATTTGCACGGGGGATATTGTAGTTCCTATTCATAATCGGTTTGTGAATGATTTTTCTACAGCATGTTATGTAATCACTAGACACCATGCAGAAAAAATTATTAGGAATCATGTGAGGGGTGATAAATATAAACTTGATAATGGTGTTAAACCTCGTCCTGTTGCTGATGATTTGATTTATAATTCTGGGGCAACCTACGCTGCTCCTATACTTTTGTATACATTACAATTGGGATCATCAATCCATCCAGATCATATAGATAAATTCCATAAAAATTCTTATGAAGGTATTTTGAATTTCTGGAAAACTGCTGGAGCAAGAGTTGATATTAATGTAATTACTGATTACAATCCTTACCTTGGAAAAGTTTCTGAACCTGGAGCAAATAAATGACAGATCTATCTAAACAAATTAGAGAGGGAACTAAAAAGTCCCATACTATGGCAGAGAACACAGGATTTATTACCTGCTTTTTAAAAGGGGTTGTTGAAAAAAAATCTTATATTAGACTTCTCTCAGATTTATATTTTATATACTCTGCAATGGAAGAGGAGTTTGAGAATCATAAAAGTGATACCATTTTGCGTAACATTTATTATCCTGAATTGTTCCGCAAAAAGTCTTTAGAAAAAGACTTGCAATATTATCTTGGTATTGATTGGAGAGATTTAATTACACAAACAAAGTCTTGTAAAGAATATGTTGCAAGAATTAAAGAAGTCTCTAAGTCTAATCAGGATCTTTTAATTGCACATCATTACACTAGGTATATTGGAGATTTGTCTGGAGGACAACTCTTAAAAAGTATTGCTCAAACTGCATTGAAGGTTGATGATGCAGGAATGAACTTTTATCTTTTTACTGACATTCCAGACGAGAAAGAATTTAAAACTAATTATAGAAATGTGTTAGATGAATTGCCCTTTGACCAACATGAAATTGATGATATAATTGAAGAGGCAAATTATGCATTCAAATTAAATATGAATGTGTTTAATGAAATTGAAGGTAATTTGATTTCTGCCATAGGTAAAGTTTTATTTTCTACATTAACACGTCGTACAAGGAGAGGAAGTACCGAATGATTGAAGAGTTTAAAGAATGGTTACTTGGATCTTTTAATAATAGAAGGCAAGCATTCTCTTATCCATCTCAATACTCCCAAATTAGTTTACGTCATGTTCTCTTAGATAATGGTATGATTTATGGAGAACAAAAATATACTGTTAGAGGAGAACCTCCTTATAGGCAATTTGTTTTAGACTTTAAAGAAGTAAACGATAGAATTATTGTTTCAAGTTATAAAGTAAAAGATGGAAAAAAACATCTTGAATTTAAAAATCTAGATCAAATTACTGAGGATCAATTAGAATTAAATGAAAATTGTGATTGTATTTTTATAAAAGAAAACAATCAGTATGTTGGTAGAATTATGGGATGTGATTGTATTGTAGAGAGAAATGGTAAAAAGTCTTTCTTATTTACTATGTCTGCATTAACAAAAACTAAGTATAAAGTCATTGATAGAGGTTATGATCCAGAGACTAAAAAAATGGTTTGGGGATCTGAACATGGAATGTTTGAATTTGACAAGCAGAGTAAGACATAAATAAATATACGATCAATTTTGTCATGAAGTAACCCATAACTTTGATTCAATGGCAAAATACTTAAGTCAACTAAACAGAAAACTAAGAGTAGGTGTTGCCTCATATACTGACAATGAAACTGCTCTTCAGGTAACTGGTAATGTCGGTATAAAAACTTCAGAAGCTAAGTCAGACTTCCACGTTCAGGGAGATGGTTTAGTTTCTGGAGTTTTAAATGTTGATACTACTCTCAAATCAAATGATACTGTTGTCTCTGGAGTTAGTAGCTTTAGGGGAAAGGTATCTATTGGTAATACCACAGCATCTCCAGAAAGAGATTTAGATGTAAATGGTCCTACAATTTTTAGGGACTATGTAGATGTTAACAATTTTGTTTCTGCTGGAGAATACTATGGTCCATTGAGGTTTGGAGAACCTGATGGTGGATTTAAACCTGGAGCAGTTGAAATTGAGATTGACGATTTTACCAAAAATTCTATCAATGATATAAACTTTATTCTTGGTAAACTAGTTCCAAAACCACCAGCAACAGTTTTAAATGCACCTTTGGATCTGGTTGGACTTGGAGTTGCAAGACTTTGTTCTGGATTTGCGTTTACAAATAATACTGTTGGTGTTTTTTCTCCTTCTGCTGGAACACAATACCCAAGAAATACCAGCAACTCAGTTACCTCTACTTGGTTAACTGAGTATGGTCCTGGAGATCAAGGCAATGTAAATGCAATGATCAACTTCAGTGTTGAGGGGCAAAGAATGATGACAAGTAACGATGTCATCAATCCAGACAATAGTATTACTAACGATGCTACTAGTGATGATGGAGTTTATGGTGCATTAGAAATCTTAAATGATAAAGATGCATTCTTCTCATCTAGAAATACTGGTATTGCATCGGATTTTTATGAGGTTTATGATTCTAGAATATTAAATGCCAATTCACCCAATGGCTTTAATATGGCATATATTCAACATCAGGTAGATACAAATATCTATGAGTCTGAAAAATATTTGTACTATGAAGATCCGAGTGCAGTATCTGCACCAGTCCTAATCTCAACAACTCCAATAACTCCACCTTCACCAACATTTAATTATTCTTCTGGAATTCCTCATTATACACAAGCATCTAACAATGCATTCTTTTATGAGATCATTTGCCAGAATGCAACTGGTGATATGTATTCTAACAATACATTCTTAACTTCTTCTGGACAAACTACAGGATTCCAGAATGGTGGTAATAAATCTTATACAGATTTTACTAATGGAGTTAATCCACCAGTAAGAAATTTTGGAGTTGGTGTTGGAGTTACTTGTACAGTTTCACAGACACCTAGAGATCTTCATATTAGAGTAACTGCAGATAACCAAAAGTTTTCAAACTATACTGCATCAACTCCTTATGGATCTGATGTTGTACGTGCGACTATACCACAAATTGTAAATATTATGGGTACAACTGCTAGAACAAATGTGATTGATGAAGATAATATTTTAGTTCAAACTTTGGGAACTGGATCTGGAAATGCAGTTAGAGTAAATGCTGGATCTGCTGGGGATAATCCAACTCCTGTTTATACCACTTGGGTTGCTTCTAATACTATGCCAACCTACGAAGCTGTTGTTGTTGGTGGAGACTTGAAGCATGACCAAACAAATTATTCCACAGGTCATCTTCCAGTTGGACCAGATTACTCTGTAGGTAGAACAGGATCACAATATTTTCAAATGCAGTTTATAAGATCTAATGTCTCTGAGTTTGAAATTGTAGTTAATGGTTCTTATACAGGATGTTGGATTTGTATGCCTGATAATCCTGCATGGACTTCATCTTTATCTGGTACTAATGGTTGGGCAGATATGTTCCAAGCATACCGTGGTTCTGGTATTCCAACAACTGCTCTTCCTGGAGCAGCATTTGCTGGTAATATGACAGGATCTACAGGAACCTTTACTGCAGTATTTGGAACTGAGTCATCGTCAAATGATGCTAACAATAGAATTCTAGTTAGATTTAAATTGAATTCTGGAAATCAGATCAACACTTTGTCATTTAGAAATACCTAATACTAAGATCTAAAAGAAATGGCAATTTCAATCCAACAAAAGGTTGACTACCTTTTAAAAAAGTTAGGTTATTCCTCATCAAAGACAGGAATTGCTGAAGATTCTAGTATTTCAGGAACAAAGAAGGCACCATTTGCTGAGGCACTTCCATCACCTTTAATCATATCAAATAATGGATTGTGGTTTGAGTCTGGATTAATACCAGTTACTCCTCCAACAACAGACTTAATTATCATTCCTGACGATTGGAGATATCCATCATACAAATTGATAGAAGTTTATGGGCAGACAAATGCATTTAGAATGACAGAAGATAATACGGTTGGTGGTAGAAGAAGTTTTATTGCAAGATCTGTATATGGTGATAATAGTTCTATCAATGTTATTAATTGGATAGACACACAATACGGACCAGATTATATCGTAGAGGTTTATGCTGGAGACCCAAATGCTGGGGGCATTAAACTTTCTGCAGGTGGTAGTGGAAGTAATGATGAATGGTTCTTTGACTATTCTTCTGGTGTTTTAAATTTCTCAGGTGATAATGTTCCTGGATTAATATCTGGTGGGTCTGATGTTTACATAAAAGGATGGAGATATGTTGGTGGTATCGGAGCGTTAACAGATTTTGATGGTGGAAGCTACTGAATTCGATAAATAGTTCAAAAATCTAATCATAGTACAATGACAGCAGGTTCGGCTTCCATAGTTAATCTAGTCATAGAAAAAGGAACTGATTTTGAATCTTCCTTCTTTTTAACAGGCGATGATGGAGGTCCATTGAACCTCTTATATTCTAATGCAATAGCAATATTAAAAAAACATCCATCTTCTCCCAAAGAGTATCCATTTAAGGTTGGAATTACTACTGCAGACTCTGAAGTTAATATATCTATGGGGAGAACAATGACTTCTACTCTACCTTCTGGTAGAAATCAATTTGATATTTTTATTGAAAATACTGAATTAGATTTTGTTGTTAGGGTTATCACTGGAACTGTAATTGTGGAGGACACGACCAGATGAGTAATAGAATCCTAGGATCAATTAGTTATGGAGTAACGGTAGGAGCAAAGACCACAAGAAAGTACAATGTCACAACAAGATCAGGAATAATTATGGCTAGAAAATTAGCAGATCTTCAAGACGTTGATTTGTCAAATCAGAGTGATCAGTATGTATTAATGTATGACTCTGCAACAGCGACATATAAGTCTGTTAACCCAGACCAAGTATTATCTTCTGCAGTTATATCTGAACCAAATCAACCTGGATTGCCACAAGAGGTTATTGATTACTTCAGTAATGTAGTCTCTCCACAATTCAGAAATCTTTCTGATGTTGATTCTACTAATGAGCAAAATAACTACATTATTATATACGATGCATCTACTGGCAAGTATACTGTTAAGAATCCAGATGAAGTTCTTAGAGCATCTGTCACAGATCCTATTGAGCCTGGTCTTCCAGATGAGCTTCTTGATCAACTTGATGTTGATCTTGATAATAGAATCGACTTTGACGGTGGAGAATATTGATTTAGAAATATACTTTCGATAAATAATAATACAAAACCCGTAAGATTCCAACAATGGCAAAATATTTAAGCCCAACTCAGAGGGAATTGACTATCGGTATAGAAGATTATACCGATAATGAAACAGTTTTGACAGTTATTGGTAATGCTAATATTACAGGAGACCTCTTAATTGATGGTGGTAGATTCCTAGTAGATTCTGAGACCTTTACACTTAGAGACCCTCTGATTGAGCTTGGTCTTGTAGATGATCCCGAAACTGGTGAGTTAGTTCCACCATCTCAAGATTTAGGTAATGATGTTGGTGTTGTTCTGAACTACTTTGATACTGCTACCAATGCATCAGAGAAAGCAGTAATGTATTATGATAATGATGATGACAGAATGAAGTTCGTTCAGCGTGCGGAGCTAGACGGCAACAGTGTTATTCCTGAAGCATACGCTGCTATTGAAGCAGGTGCTCTTTGGATTAATGACTGTGCTGGAAAGTCTCAAGTTATTGATTGTGTAAATGAAGAGAGACTGCTAACAAATATCACACTAGATTGTGGCGTATATGGCGCTTGAGTCGTCTTTATTATAAATAAAATTAACAAAAACAACTTTCTGCAATTGGGTTAATGGCAAATCCTAAGATTAGATTTAAAAGATCTTCTGTACCAAACAAAATACCGTCAGTTTCTGACCTTCCATTAGGTGAAATCGCCATCAATACTTATGATGGCGAGATTTACCTTGCTAGAGAGCGTCCTGGAATCGGAACTGACATTGTTAGAGTTGGCGCTGGCGCGACAGTAATTAACGTATTATATGTAACACAAGATGGTAACGACAACAACACAGGTAAGAAACTCGGAGACGCAAAAAGAACCATTAAAGCTGCCGTCGCAGAGTCTGTCCCAGGAACAG